AACGGCTAGGGCGGCTTGAATGTCCATGAAGCGGTAAGTTAACGATGGTAAAAATAAATGCAAGAGGCTGTTGACATCGGTTAACAGCAAGCGCATCATGGCTCCACGGTCACAAACGACCGGCAACCGGAGCAACAGATATGCGACCCATCCCCCAACACCTGCCGCCCTCAATCAGATGGGCAATCGCAGCAGGTGAATCCAGAGCAGCCCGTGACCTTGCGATGAAACACGCAAGAGCGCACGCAGACATCCGTGCAGCGTTTGTTATTTGCGCTCGAACCAACCAACGGTTGATGTTCCAAGCCCTACAGATGGCGAGGGCTTCAATATGAAAACCATTGGCCTGTACCTGTTTTCGTTCGTCATGTTTGCCGCCCTCGCGTGGCTTGCCGTGAGGACTTTCTAATGGACGACTGGCAACAGCAACGCGAATGCGAGGAACGCCGGTACTACACCGAGCCGGTCATCCTCACTTGGACGCAAGCCGATATCGACCGCCACAACGAATTGCGGCGCGAACTCAAACAGATGATTGAGGAGAGCAAGAAATGTCGGAACTTCTGAAAATCAATGTCAACGGCCACACCGAGCGCAAGGGCAACCTCACCTACTTGTCATGGGCATGGGCGTGGGCTGAAGTGTTGAAGGTTGACTCCGGCGCACAATGGACGGCGCATGAGTGGAACGATAGCCCCGTGATGTACCTGCGAAACGGCACGGCAATGGTCAAGGTTAGCGTTGAAATCAAGGGCAACATCAAGACCTGCATTTTGCCCGTCATGGACAACCGCAACCGCGCCATCGTTGACCCCGATGCGTTTGCCGTGAACACCGCGACGATGCGTTGTCTTGCTAAAGCCATCGCTATGCACGGGCTTGGGCTTTACATCTACGCAGGCGAGGACTTGCCAGAGTCGGAGAAGGTTGAGCCTAACCCCGAAGTGCTGGCGCAGATTGCGTCTGTGACTGACGCGGCTGCGCTTGTTACCTTGTTTAAATCACTTGACCCCGCCATCCGCGCAGCGCACATGGATGCGTTCAGCGCACGCAAAAGGGAGTTGGGCAACGGGGGTACGACATGAGCAAACATCAAGGGGAACGGTGTTGCGGAAGTTGCATTTTTTATGTTGAGAAAAAAGACGACGAAGGATTTTGCGCGTTTGCTTGGCCGCCATACATAAAAGCAAAGCAACGACCCGTAAGCGCATACGACCGTTGTGATTTGTACGAAGAATTACCGGATGGACAAGTTCCATTGACAGCATCATTTATTGAAAAGGTATTAAAAATATGATGGAACAGCGTACAGACGACTGGTTTGCGGCAAGGCTTGGCAAGGTCACAGCCAGCCGTGTTGCGGATGTCATCGCCAAGACCAAGACCGGCTATGGCGCAGGTCGCGCTAACTACATGGCTGACCTTGTGGTGGAGCGGCTGACCGGGCAGAAGGCATCTTCGTTCAGCAACGCCGCGATGGAGTGGGGGACAGAGCAGGAGCCGAACGCCAAAGCCGCTTACGCCGCCAAGACCGGGATACTGGTCGAGGATGTCGGCTTCATTGACCATCCGACTGTTGCAATGTCTGGTGCCAGCCCTGACGGGTTTGCCGAGGAGGGTTTGGTGGAAATCAAATGCCCGAACACCGCGACCCATCTCGAATACATCTTTGACGGCAAGCCGCCGCAAAAGTATGTGACGCAGATGCAATGGCAGATGGCGTGTGCCGGTAAGCCGTGGGGCGACTTTGCATCCTTCGACCCTCGTCTTCCCGAGCGGCTGCAACTGTTAGTCGTGCGCGTTCTGCGTGATGACGACTACATCAAGATGCTTGAGCAGGAAGTGACCATCTTCCTGCAAGAGTTGGACGACAAACTCAACAAACTGGAAAAGGTGACCCTGTGAATAAGCAGTACGACAACAATATGCGCGGCGTGCTCTTCAAGAACGAAAAGCGCGGCAACGAGAAGGCTCCCGACTACCGTGGCTCTGCCGTCATTGACAACATTGACCTCAACATTAGCGCGTGGATTAAGCGCAGCAGTAAGACCGGCGATGCCTTCATGTCCCTTAAATTCGAGCCGAAGCAGGCTGCGCGTCCCAAGACAATGGCAGAGCAAAACCCCGAGAAGTTCAACGACGATGAGGATTTGCCGTTTTGAAAATCTTTATCGGATACGATAGCCGCGAGGACATCGCCTACGAGGTGGCCCGTGCGTCCATTCTGGAACACATGGAGGCAGAGGTTGTCGCGCTTCGACTAGATGACCTCCGTGAAATGGGGATGTACTGGCGCGAACCAGACCCGTTCTCATCCACGGAGTTTAGTTTCAGCCGGTTCCTTGTGCCTGCGCTCTGCAATTTCAGAGGCAATGCCTTGTTCATGGACTGTGACTTTTTGGTACGGCACAGTCTGAAGCCGTTGCTCGACTTCAACAATCCTGATGTTGCCGTGTGGTGTGTCCAGCACGACTATAAGCCCACATCTCTGACAAAGATGGACGGGCAGGTACAGCGCCAGTACCCGCGCAAAAACTGGTCGTCGTTTATGTGGTTCAATTGCAGCCATCCGTCAATGGGTGGGCTGACACCAGAAATCGTGAACAGCGAAACCGGGATGTATCTGCACAGATTTATGTGGGTAAACGACCGGCACATTGGTGCGTTACCGCCGACCTTTAATTATCTCGAAGGTTGGAATACACGGGCGCAGGTTCCTGACCCGACTTGCGTGCATTTCACCGAGGGTGGCCCGTGGTTCGATGAATACCAGAATGTCGAATATGCCCACGAATGGAAGCAATGGGCTGGACGGGTGAGGGCATCCGAGCGATGAAACGCATCTTCCCGCGAGGCACCAGACCCGACGCTATGGCATCTGTCGTAACGCGGATGGTGTCTAACCTTGACCCGCTCAAAACATGGGCGGTCGAGGTTACGGAGTGGAAGAAGCCGCGCACCAACCAACAAAACAAATTCCTGTGGGGTGTTTGTTATCCCTGTATTTTAGAGGGCGGTGGCGAGGCGTTGCGCGGATGGACACGCGATGACCTGCACGATTACTTTCTGGGCGAGTGTTTTGGGTGGGAGACGCTAGAGGGGTTTGGCAGGAAGCGCCTGCGACCGCTCAAGCGTTCCTCTGCGCTCGACAAACAAGAGTTCAGCGATTACTTGCTGTTTCTCGAAACAAAGTGCCTTGATATGGGCATCGTGATACCGGAGCCGTCGTATGAAACTGCGTAAGGAAGCAAAAGGGCGAGGCTGTATGGTGCGTATCCCAGAGGTGTGCAACCACAGGTCTGAAACGGTTGTGCTCGCTCACTACAGGCTTGCCGGAGTCTCCGGCATAGGCATGAAATCGCCCGACATCCTTGGAGCATGGGCCTGTAGCGCGTGCCACGATGCCATCGACCGTCGAGCGCATACCGACCTAGACCGCGATTATGTGCGCCTTTTGCACCTCGAGGGCATGGCGCGAACCCTCGCACAACTCAACCGGGAGGGACTACTGTGACCTTCATGGTAGATACGCCGTACACCCCGGCGTACATCCGCAACGAATTCCTATATGACCACCAGACGGGCAAAGGGGAGTTTACCCCCTGCACTATCTTCGGGTTTCGCGCTGAACCCGCACGGGTACCCATGTTTAGCGTTATGGCGGCCTGTGGGGCGCAATGGGCGAGGGTGCCTATCCATGCCCTTGTCAGCAAGCCATGCCCTCCAATGGCTTTAGAACTCGCCTGCTGGTGGGACTCCTTCAGCCGCCACGCCGAGGTGCGGGAGATGAAGTTTTTGCGGGGTCACCGCGTCCGCGCTAGAGGCAGGGACGGAGTGTGGAGGCCGGGGGTCTACCTGTTCAGCATCTTCTGGCACAACGGGGGATGGTCGGAGGTCAGCGACCAGAGCAAAGACCACCACATTGTCCGGCTGGAGTCAGGGCCGTTTATCGCCTACCCCAACAACAAACTGCATTGGGTTGACCCGAGCCACCTGTCGGGCGACCCACCGCAAGATTGGAAGTCACCGTCACAGTCTTACTCGGTGGAGGCACTATGGTCAGATGGTTCGTCAACTGGTTCCGCAACCTAAAGGCACGCAGACACCACGAATGGAGCCGCGTCCCAAAGCCTAACTGGGCGTGCAGCCGAGGCTATCGGGATACTTGGTAGGGATTGATTCTGCTCACCTGTAGTTTAACTGGCAAAACTCCGGGTTTTGACCCCGGCAATCCTCGTTCGAACCGAGGCAGGTGATTAAACCCTACGCTCAAAGTGCGGCACATCCTTGAACGACTTCCAGAACCCGCCCCATTGATTCTTCTCGTTGAGGCTCTGCCAATACTCACCAACCGGCGTAAGAGCCGGGATGTCGTAGCAGAGTTTGCCGTCCTTAAAGAAGTTAAGGTCGATGGCGCACCGCTTGAGGTGGATGCTGTTCATCGTCTTGCTGCGACCAGTCTTGACATAGATGGCCTGCTGTTCCGGGGTACGGGCAAGTTCACCGCCCGTGACGACGAAGCCCAGTTCAGTCGCTTTGTTAACGAGTTTGGCGACATCCAGCAGGAACGCCGCCTGTTCTGCTACGAGACTCACTTGATGGCCTCCTTGAGTGCGTCGGTCTTGTCCTTGCTCGACTGGCTGCTACCGAAGTAGTACGAAACGACCTGCGTTGCGACGGCTGACAGCACGCCCAAGATGTAGATGAGGATGTCCTTGCGGCTAGGGTCAATCGGGCTTGCTTGGAACAGCACGATGCCAAAGAGCGTGAAGGTGATGCCAAGCAAACCAAGCGCCAGAATCGGCGTGATGAGTTTGTTTAGCAGCGGTGCCTTGTCGGAGGTGACAATCTGCGTCTCGCGTACCCGCGCATCGTTGGTGTCCTTCAGGCGCATCTCAAGTTCAGCAAGGTCAAGTTTGTCCTCTTCCAGCCGCAACTTGAGCAGTTCTTCCTCATGCTCCATCTGGGCAATCTGCACCCGCGCCAAGTCCTCGGGGGACATATCGGGCTTAAGTTCAACGCCCAACTTCTCTTCGACGACCTTTTTGCCCTTCGCCAACACAGCGTTAGCGACGAGGTTAAGCCCGTTGCCAAGCAGCGGCGTAAGGATGGCTTGTAGCGCGGCAGGTATCACTTTCCCGTCTCCTTTTGTTCAAGCAGTTTGACCCGCATCTGTAGGTCATAAATCTTGTCGAGCAGTTCTTCCTTCTGACGCTGGCGGCGCTCTGCCGAGATGGGGCTGTCGGTCGGCACACCCTCCGGCGTGATGAGCGCAGGCATCTGACCCTCAATCTTGGTCAGACGGGTGCTGAAGGATGTGACCTGTCCCAGAAGCCATGCGATGCAGGCAATCAGGACGGGAACCAGCATCTTCATTATCTCGCCGAAGTTCACAGAACTGGCCCCCTCTTCCTTCACTTAATGGACTCCAGCCACATCATCGTCACCGTGCCAAACGCGGTCAGCAGGATGACGATAATCGCCCCGCCAACCCGCATCAGAAGGTTCTCCAGACGCTTTAGCCGCGCATGGATGGCTTCGTAGCGCACCGCGCAGGTATCAATGTGACTCGTCACAGTCACCTCAAGGTCTTGTACTGTGGTCACGGCTCCCCGTCCTTCGGCACCTGCGCCTCCACCTGCGCCTCCACCTGCGCTTTCAACTTCGCCCAGAGCGGATACTTGCCTTGACTCGTCGGGAGCGAACCCAGCAGGTTCACGATGGCGACGGCTTCTTCCAAAGTCACTTCAAGTTTGGCTTTCATTACGCCACCCACGGCAGCGGCGGCGAGACGACCGGCGGGTTCTTCTGGGCCTCAATCTGGCCCTCCACCGCAGCCTCTGTAGCGTCCTTGTCCACGCCGTTGGCCCAGACCCAGCCAAGCACTTGGTCGAGCGTGAGGTCAGCGTAGGGGGTAAAAGCCTCGCCCTGAACGACGGCAAACGAGGTGGTCGAGTAGACCTGACCCGTGTAAGCGCCATCCACGCCCGTGCATTGCCAATGGGCCGTGACTACATAATCAGCGCCTTCAGCAGACTGCGGGAGGCAGTCGAGTTGCGAGATGTTCCAAGTGATAGTGGTCATTTATTTAGTCTCCAGTTGTGCGACACGCGCACGCAACGATTGAATTTCTGCCAACAACAACGGAACCAAAGCCGAAACATCCATCTGTTGATACTTCGGTGTGCCGTCTTCGTTCACGGCATCCTTCTCGCCTGTCACGGCGTAGGGAGCGTGTTCCTGCGCCTCATGCGCTACCAGCATCGGGCGGCTTTGCGATGCGCCCTTCATCTGGCCTTCGTAGACCTTCAGCGCGTCAATGGTTGCGCCAGAGTTTTGGACTGGGCCAAAGATGTCTTTGGAGCGATAGTCGGAAGTAGTGTTGTAGGCGACCAAGCCGCCTGCGCGGTTGTAGGTGATTGTGCCTCGGAGAGTTCCACCTGTTTCTGTGTAAAAATTGACAAATACATTGTCTCCGCTAGTAGCATCATTCCAAAAACTGGCGGCAAAATTTGCAGAGCCGCCCGTGCATTTAACACCAATACCGCTAGTGCCAATCATTCCGCAAATTTCATCCCCCGACACGACGGTTGATGTTGTGTTTAAAAGAAATCTCCCCCCGCTCGTGATGCGGGCGCGTTCGGAGCCGTTTGTAGCAATCGCTACGAAATCCGTCGTTTCATTTCCGTAGATGTAATTATTCCCGCCTCCCCACTCAAGACCTTGATTATTATCAAGGCGAATGTTTCCGCTAACGACTTGCAACTTTGCAGCAGGCGAACTCGTCCCGATGCCGAGGTTGCCGGAGGAGTCGAGAGTGGCTTTGGTTGTGGCAGAGGTTCCAAACTCAAATCGGTCACTTGTGTGTACGTAATCAATATAACCACGATAACGGTCAGCGCCAGTGCCATCGCCAAAGTA